ATCCTAAAAGAACTTTATATTTGCATAGATACAATCCTCATTGGAAAGAAGAGTATGAGTTAGTAGAAAGCAACAGTGGATTCCAAAGACACTTAATTCCTGTTTCTGAACTCAAAGTTGTAAGTGATGTAATATTAAAACAAGATACTAAAGACCTATTTAGTAACCTTCAACAAGTAGAAGAATTACCAAATCCGGATGATAATGCATCATTTGCAAGTATTGTAAGAGCACTTAATAAGATAGCAGATAGTTTAAGTAAAATAGAAAGTAAATTAAATAAGTAATATGGCACAAAGTGTATTAGTAATTGCTGAGTCAGGCTCAGGTAAATCAACCTCAATTAGAAAACTGGATCCTAAAGAAACAGTTATAATAAATATTGCTAACAAACCATTACCTTTTAAAGGTTGGAAAAGCAAATATACTCCTTTGGATAAATCAAATCCAGATGGTAATTTGATCAGTGTATCAAGTGGTCCAGGAGTTTATAAAGCCATGCAGCATGTTAGTGACAAGATGCCTCACATCAAGAACTTAGTAATTGATGATTGGCAATACATGTCAAGTTTTGAGTATTTTGATAAAGCTAATGAGAAAGGCTATGATAAATTTACTCAGATTGCTGCAAATCTTGCTCAAGTTGCAAAGCTTCCTAAAGACTTGAGAGAAGATTTATTCTGTTTCTTTTTAACTCACGCTGAGGAATCAACAGATATTAATGGCAAACGTAAAGTAAAAGCAAAAACAGTGGGTAAAATGATTGACAATGCCCTTACATTAGAAGGTTTATTTTCTATTGTATTGTTTGGTAGAGTCCGTAAAGAAGATGATGGTAGTCTACACTATGGTTTTGATACTCAAAACAACGGAGAGAACACCTGTAAATCACCAATGGATATGTTTGAAGAGCAATTTATACCAAATGATCTTCAGTATGTCAGAGAAGCTATTATAGCTTACGAGAATTAATTAATAAGTTAAATTTAAAAATCAAAAGAAAATGTTAAGTACAAAAGACATGTCAGCCGGAAGCGGCAAAGTAAAACCAGTTATTGATGCAGGTAATCAAGAGTTAAAAATCAATTCAATTACATTAAATGCACCACCATATGATAAAGAAGCATATGATTTGCAGATTAATGTAGAAAGCAGACCCGTAACAGGAGAGTTTGAAGGATTTTTACATGATATGAATAACCCTAATGGACCACGTTATGAAGGTCAAGTAGGTAGAGTATCATTCCAACGTTATGCATATGCTAACACTACTTTACCAAGCGGTAGAGAAATCAACCGTGATGCAGAGATTATGAAATCATTAATCTATATGGCAGAACAAGTTGGTAAACGTAGTGAGTTAGATGCAATTGAAGCACAAACAATTGAGCAGTTTGTTACATCAGCAAGTGCAATATTAAGTGGTGATACATATTACAACTTCTGTATTGCAGGTCGTGAGTGGGAAAATAAAGAAGGTTATATTAATCTTCAATTATTCTTACCAAAGCGCTCAAGAGATGGTGTCTTAATTGAGAGATTGGATGTAGACAATTCTAATATTGTTACGTTTGATAGAGCTAAACACATTGTAGCACTAAAGAATAAATCTACTAACACAGCTACTACAACAAGCACATTTGAGCCTGTTGCAGGAACAGTAAGTGGTGATGATTTTGATCTTTAATCTTTAAATTAGTAGGGGATGGCTTAGGCTGTCCCCTCTATTTTTACAATATGTTTAGTACAAAAAACTTTTTAATAGAAATTACAGACATACCAAGCTATTGGGTATTTCAATACTATCTAAACATTCCAGAAAAACTTACAGGTCAAGATGTAAAAATTACATCTATATTTAATCCAGGAGAAAGAACACCAAGTTTTGTAATATATGTTGATGCTAAGACAAAGCAATATAAATTTAAAGACTTCTCTACTGGTATATCAGGCAATAAGATAGACTTAGTTCAAAAAATCTATAATTACAATTATACTCAGGCAATAAATAAAACTATTCAAGATTATAATGATTATGTAAAAAATGGTGAAGTTGAGTTAATTACATTAGAAGCAAATGCCAAATGGAAATTTGACTATGCTAATATAAAGGAATGGGATAGCGTTGATGCCAATTATTGGTTGTCATTTAGAATAGGCTCTAAGATGCTTGATGAATATAATGTTAAGCCAATAGAGTACTTTACTATGATAAAAGAACAGGATGGTAATATAGAAGTTGCAAAATTTAGGAAACCTATGACATATGGTTACTTTAACAAAGACGGAGATCTTATAAAGTTATATCAACCAAAAGATCCTAAACACAAGTTTTATAATATTAATCCTTATATACAAGGTTATGATCAGCTACAATATAATCAACCTTACTTAGTCATATGCTCTTCGTTAAAAGATGCAATGTGTCTTAAAGGATTTGGTTATAATATAGAAGTTATAGCACCTAATAGTGAAAATACGCTTATCAAGCCATATATCATTAAAAATTTACAAAGTAAATATAAAAAGATTATTACTTTATTTGATAATGATGAGGCAGGTAAGAAAGCAATTGAAAGATATGCATCTGCATATAATATTCAAGGATGTTGCTTAACTATATGCAAAGACATATCAGACGCTGTGCAAAAACATGGATTTGATATGGTTCATAGTGAATTAAAACCTATTTTAAAAAATACATTAAGCAAATAAATTATGATAGAAGCAATAGGATGGCTAGGAATAGCTATAGTAGTAATGATAGTTGGTAAAGCAATAGCTAAGAAGCTATGGCTTGAAAACTGGAATGATGGATTTTATGAGTAAAGAAAATAAGAAATGGTTTATACCAGGTAATGTACCAAGCTCAAAGAATGGCCGTAGATGGACAGGTAAGTATTTTATAGCAAGTAAAACTGTTGTAAATTACCGTAAGAATACAAAAGAGTATTATCAGAAATATGCTTCTGAGTTTCAAAAAGAACTTCAGAAGTATAAACTTCCTGTCAAGATTGGTTTTACATTTATAAGAGGCTCACGCCATAAGTTTGATTATATAAATCCTGCACAAACAGTGCAAGATGATATGACTGCTTATGAATGGATTATTGATGACAATGCAGATAACATAAATCCTATGTTTTATGATTATCAGTATGACAAAGAGAATCCAGGTGTATATATAGAAATACTAAAAGACAATAAATTAAAAAACAAAGATGGAAAGAGATCAAGAAATACAGAGAAAGATAACACAAGCTCTTCTGGTAACAAAAATAAAGAACCTAGGAGTAAATAAAATTGAAATAACTTTTTCAGGTTCTGGAGATAGTGGTGATGTAGATGAAGTTCAATTTATAGCTAATGAATGGGATGATATTACCACGGATATTACAAGCAAAATAGGTGATGATTGCATTAATCATTTTAGAGATCTTGCATATAATGTAATTGAAGATAAAGTTAATACAGTAGGTGATTGGGTTAATAATGAAGGTGGCTTTGGTACTATAACCATATTTGCTGATTCTTCAACTTATGACCTTGTTTACAATCAACGCACAACAGAAGAATATGACTGGTGTGATAGAATGTTGTTTATATAATGGCACATCCATTATTGCACTGTAAAAGTTCTGTAAGAAAGTGGGGAGGTAAACCTGAAGACTATGCACACATTCATAATTGGTTTGATGAAACTAAACAGTGGATGGGTCATAGTGTTCATAGGTTATTTCGTCATCATTCTGAAGGAATCTTTGAATCAGAAAGATTATTTGGAGAAAGTTTTATCAATTCAGATGGTAAAACTGTATATACAAGATATGTTGGGGAACAACATGTAAAAGAAGATTGTAATAATTACATTCCTTCAGCTAAAGAGTGGTTAGTTCACATGAATAAAAAAAACAAGCCACATTGGATGTCAAAAACTTTAAAAATAAATGATTAATATGGTAGCAGAATTTAGTATATCAGATTTTATAGGAATTAAACAACTTTTAAACTCATATGATGAAGATGATGTAGTTGTAGGTTTAGAAAATATAAAAAATATTCAACCTGATCCTATATATATTTTATTATTAGCAAAAGTTTCACCAAAAGAAACCAGAGATAAGATCTTAACTAATCTTCATGATGTTTTATTAACTGAAAAATATGAAGCTTATACTAAGGTAATTTCAAAAACGTGGGGTGGAGATATAAGTGTTATAGATTTAAGTTGGGAGAATCTTCATGATACAATATTAAGGCATCATAAGGATGATAAAAATCTTGTAGATATATTTACTACACAATTTCAAAATGAAATGACTTCTGTAATTATGTCTGTAAGTAACTATAGTTTTTTAGATGAGTTAAAATTTAAAATTAAATGGTAAATACAGCAGATCAACTTGCAAAAGCAAGTAAGACTTTAATACTTGAAGAGCCCTTTTACGGGCTCTTTTTGGTTGGTCTAAACAAAGTATTTAGAAAAGATATACCTACAGCTGGAGTCAGCAAACATGGTATAGGAGTGCAGTTAGCTGTAAATCCAGACTTTTTTGATAATTTAAGTTTAGAACACAGAATAGGTTTAGTCAAGCATGAAATATTACATATTAGCTTTGGACACTTAATAACTAGAGATAGATATAGTGACAAAAAGTTATTTAATATTGCAGCAGACCTTGAGATAAACCAATATATAAAATCAAGTTATCTTCCAGAAGGAGGGTTAGTGCTTGAAACTTTTCCTGAACTAAACTTGCCGGTTAAAGCAGGTACTGATAAGTACTATAAACTTTTACAACAAGCACAGGAAGATGGTACATCACCTTCACTTGATAGTTTAATGAATCAAATGGACGGAGATAGTCCATATGATCATAGTACTTGGGATGATTTTGATGAACTTACAGAAGCTGATAAAAAACTTATTGAAAAACAAGTTGAGCATCAGTTAAAAGAAGTTGCTGATCAAACTGAGAAAAGATCGGGTAGTGTACCTGGTGAGTTAGCTGATCTTATTGCTAGATTAAGACATATAGAACCAGCTAAATTTGATTGGAAAGCTTATCTGAGAAGGTTTGTTGGAAATTCTTCTGTAGTATACACAAAAAAACTTAGAAGAAAGTATAATAAGCGTTATGTAGCTAATCCAGGACTTAAGATTAAATTTAAGAATCACATCTTAGTTGGTGTTGATACATCTGGGTCTGTAAATAGTGATGAACTTAAGGAATTTATGAATGAGTTGCATCATATGCATAAAACAGGTCATAAAATTACAGTAGCACAATGTGATACTAGTCTTAATTCAGTAGAAGATTTCAATCCAAAGAAGGATTGGGAAATAAAAGGTAGAGGAGGAACATCCTTTCAACCAGTAATAGATCATTACAATAATCATGGGCGTTATACCGCTCTTATATATTTAACAGATGGTGAGGCATATTCTCCAGATAACTGTCCAAAGAATACCTTATGGGTTCTTAGCAGTATATCTAGTATGAATGATAAACTACCAGGAAAAGTAATAAAATTAAATTAATAAAAAAACAATTATGGCTCAAGTAAATTTAAACATTGATGAAGTAAAAGATTTTGTAAATCACGTCATCACAAACAATCGTAAGATACAAGAAGAAGGTAAAAATCCAGTTGCTATTGAAGTAGTTGGTGAATCAGGTATTGGTAAAACATCTACCATTATAGAATTAGCAAAGGAAAATAATTTAAACTTTGTGAAGTTAAACTTAGCTCAGATTGAAGAGCTTGGTGACTTAGTAGGTTTTCCTGTACGTCAATTTCAGATGTATACAGAAAAAACAATTAAGAAAGTAGATGATCTCAACTACACTGCAAAAGCAGGTGCTGACTTAGCTAAGCTTGGAAGCACTGTAACAAAGAAGGTTGGCCAATGGGTTGATGAATTAGCAGTTGATGCATATCTAAAGAATGGTTATAAGATGACTGGTAAAAACAGAATGTCTTATGCTGCACCAGAGTGGATTGCTGATGTTAAAGAAGGTGGTATTCTTCTACTAGATGACTGGAACCGTGCTGATGTACGTTTTATCCAGGCAGTTATGGAATTAATTGATCGTCAGACATATATCTCTTGGTCACTTCCAAAAGACTGGCATATTATTTTAACAGCTAACCCGGATAACGGTGACTATATGGTAAACAGTATTGACAGTGCACAAAAAACACGTTATATTACTGCTAACTTAAAGTTTGATGTTAATGTATGGGCTCGTTGGGCAGAAGAAGCTGGTATAGATACAAGATGTATTAACTTTTTGTTACTTCATCCTGAATTAGTTACACAAGAAACTAACTCAAGATCTATTACTACCTTCTTTAACTCTATTTCTAGCTTTGATAAGTTTGAGGAAAACTTAAGTATGATTCAGATGATTGGTGAAGGTTCTGTTGGTGATGCATTTGCATCCATGTTTACAACGTTTATTAATAATAAACTGGACAAACTGGTAACACCTAAAGATCTTTTAACACATGACAGTGAATCATATATTCTTGGAGAACTGAGAGGTTGTGTGGGCAAAGATGATACTTACCGTGCAGATATTGCATCAACATTAGCAACACGTCTAGCTAACTATGCTGTTGTTTATAGTAAAGAGAATACTATAAATCAAAAAATAACAGACAGGTTGATTGCTTTATGTACTAAAGATTATTTTACTAATGATTTAAAGTATTTAGTTGTTAGAACAATCTTTAATGGAAACAAAGCTAAGTTTAACAAAATGATGATGAATGCAGAAATCATCAAAATGACAATGAAATAAAATGGCAAGCAAATCAGTTTATCAAGATTTTGATGCTGATGCATTGCAATACTTTGGATTGGATAGTGCCCCGTTATATGGGGTACTAACCTCTTCAGGTATTGAAGATGTATTGGTTACTCAAGATGAAACAACGTATGAAAAAATAGTCAGACTATTATCTGTACCTACAGAAACTGGTCAGACTTTTATAAATAAGAAAAAAGCTTTTATACTACCTAAGTGTAGTGTATCTCAAGACAGACTTAAAGCTGCATTGAAAGAGCACAAAATCACAGTCACTAATGATTATGAAAAAGCAGATTTAGTAATAGGACATGATGATATAACAAAAAGAATAGAAAGTGGAAATAATATACCTCAGACAATTATGGCAGCTAGACTTTGGAATATGGAGGCCACTGACTGTACTAATGGGTATTTTGATATTATAGACAATCATAATAATGCTGTTATAGTAACAGAGAAGATTACTGATAAAATAAGATATTATTCTTTAGATATATCAACTACTTTGTATGATGAGTGGATGTTAACAGGATTAGCAGTTAACTTAGCACACAAAATAGAAACAGGAGATGCTGCAGTAGTAGATCCTGAGACAGTTCTTCATTCATCTGCAAATAAAATTGTACTAGATGAAGAAATGTTAGAATTACTTACATCACAACTTAGTTCTTATGACAGCGCAGATCATGATTTAGCATCTAAGATTATACCTACAATAGATTATACAAAGAATAAACATCTATTGTGGGAGTTTGCTCAGAAGAATGATAGTAATATGTATAAGTTTAATAGAAACAAAGACATACAATACTGGATGGAACAAGTTGAATTTACTTCTTTAAGTCGTAGAAATGCTCAAGACATGATATTACATTTAGAAAGAAATGATGAGCTGTGTAAGACAACGTTTAAATACTTTGAGCCCATTTGTAGAAAAGAAATACAAATCTATAATAGGGATCTTTATGTATTTAAAGTAAATGTAAAAAAGGAATATTTAAAATATATGCAAAATGAAAAAAATAGTTAGCTATTTATTAAATGTAAATGACTCATCTAAGTATGATGATTACACTAATGGCTCTGTAAATGGTATTTACCTTACAGAGTATAGTTATTATGATAAAAAGTCAAAGGCATTTGAAGACAGTATATTAAAAAACATTTGTAAAATTGATAAATCTATAATAAAAGATAAATCTTTTTATAGGTATCCAGATTTAACTTTACCAAGACAAAAGATAGATATATTAAAAGAAAAGTATAATATATCAATAACTAGGAAAAAAGATAAAGCTGATTATAAAATTATATCTCTTAAGTATCTACATTCTAAGATTATAAAAGATTCATGGTATGATTTATACAAAGCAAGTGACATTATTAAAGCAATAAAAAATAAGTCTAATTTTTTTACTGCTTCACTTGTAACTACTCTTATAGATAGTTTAGATGCTTTAGATTCTGAAACTTTGGTATCTATAAATTGTAACAGTTATAATAGTGCCATAAACATTAATGACTTGTTTGCAAACATAGAAAAAGTTGCATCACGTTATTATTATGTCCCAGATCCACAAGTCTCAGAATTCAATGAGTTATTGTCGTCTGCAAATGTATTACTAGATGGTCAGTTAAATGATGTTATATATGATGGTTTACATGTCTTAACAAAAGAGGAGTATAATAATAGTAGAAGCTTGATTAAAAGTGATGACAGAGAAAACAGGAGTTTAGCATTAGAGTTGCTAGCAAATTGTAACTTAAACAAGTCTTTTGATTATGTATCAATGCTATACTACTTTTATTATGATTATCTTAAAGATTCAAATAACTGGACTAACGTTAATGTAAAAACACTTAGAGAGTCTTTATCAGAATTTACACCTTGTTATAATAATAACAATGGTAGGTATTATGGTAATTACTTGAAGAAGTTAAAAGAAGCTGATCAGTTAACAGAATTTGCTTTCAAAGAATGTGCTAGATATGCTTATCACAATGTTCTTAAGAAAAGCATGGGGCTTGATGAAGATAGTGTTTTTGAAGTAAACTTAGATTCTATTAAATTAAATAAAAAGTATATTGGACAACTTAAGGAGGATTAAAGCCATAATTGTAGGGGGCTCTGTAATGGAGCTCCCCTCCTTATTTTAAAAACAAACAAATAATATGATAGATAAACAAAAAGAAGAAGAATTCTATAGTAAAGAATTTTCATTTAGCTATTCTTCACTGAATAGATTATTATTTTCACCATCCTTATTTTATAAGGACTATATATTACAAGACAGAGAAATAAAAACAGATAAGTATTTAGTTGAAGGTAAGCTGGTACACTGTTTGGTATTTGAACCTGAGAATTTAGATTCAAAATTTAACGTAGTGCCAGGAAAAGCTCCTTCAGATAATGTGAGAAAAGTTCTAAAACACTTATCTACTGTTATAGTATCAGAGAAACTGTCTGACGTAAGTAATGAAGATATACTTAATACTCTTAAAGAGTTTAATTTGTATCAATCACTAAAATTAGATGATGCTAGAATTGCAAAAATTAAAGTAGATGACTTTGAGCCTTATTGGAAGTTCTTATCTAACAGCAATGTAGATGTAATAGATCAAGAGACTCTAGCAAAGTGTACTGACTATGCAGAAATTATTAAGAGTAATACTGACGTAATGGAATTGTTTGCATCTACACAGACTGATTTTGATTTAGATCCTGTACATACATATGCTGAGAAGTATTTAGAATGCAACCTTAAAGACAAACCGTTTGGATTAAAAGGTTATATAGACTTTTACAAAATAGACAGTGATGAAAAGTTAGTTACTATTTGTGATCTTAAAACAACAAGTAAATCTATTTCAGATTTTAAAGACACTATAGATTTTTATAACTACTGGTTACAAGCTGCTATATATTGCAAAATGGTTTATGAGAATCTTGATGAAGAACAAAAAGATTTTAATATCATATATAAATTTGCAGTTATTGATAGCTACAAACAAGTATATGTCTTTGATGTATCTTCAGAAACTTTATCAATGTGGACTGAAGGTTTGAGGGAAGTATTGGATGTAGCAGAGTATCATTATACAGAAAGAAAGTATAGCTTACCTTATGAATTCTTAGCTAAAAAAGTTATATTATAGTATGAGGAATGTGTATACACAATATTTCCAAAAAAGTAAAGTATTTTTATATCCTTTACTTAACCTAAAAAAGGGTATAGACTTTGTCCCAGAACAAACATATGTTGCATGGGATAAAGTTTATGACTCAAAGGACATGAAATTCATGTGTTTATACACCGCTAAAATGAGTACAAAATTTATAATATTTCAAGAAAAATATATCAATAAACATCCCTTACTAGAATCATACTTTAGTTTAGGAGAAGATAAACATTTATTTGTTTTTGACTTTTCTAAATATAAACATGACTATTCATCTTTTATAAATGGAAAGTATTCCAAATTTAGTATAAACACAAAAGATAAAATTACTGACTTTTTTGGTAAAGTAGGTAGTATATCAGAATATGTTACAAGTTTCTTAAGTCCGGAAGATTATCATGAGCTTTATGCTGATAATTTAGGTGTTAACCTAGAGATTATACAAAATGTATATGAGCTATGTTCAATACCTAATCTGGAAAAAGAAACTTTATTTACAAATGTTCCGGAAGAAATTCAATTATTCAATAATAATTTAATATCTTTGGACAAATATTAAAACCAATGGCAAATAATTTAGGAAATAATATGATGCTTGTAAACTCTGTATTCAGAAATGCAAGATCATTTAGTTTAGTACCAGTGAGCTTAGACTCACCTTATATTGAAGCTATGTTTGACCCAACGTCAAGTATATTAGCTGTAATTAGTAAAGAAAGAAAGGAATCATTTCATATGATGCCTAGACTTGATGAAAGTGGACAACCACAAAAACTTAAAGTTCCAAATAATACAACAGGTAAAACTGTAAAGGAACAAAGAGTAACTCTTAATACATTCCAAGAATATTATATTAATGATAGATCGGATATAGAGACTTTTATTGAGTTATTTGCTATTAATGCATCATCTTTTGGATATAAAGAGTTCTTGGATGTTGATGTTAAAGAGACAAAGGTTTCTAACATCATTATGCCAGGACAATAAAGTTCATAATTAATTACCCTTGCTTTGTTGTGAAAGCTGTGTAATGTCAAGAAAAGCTCATTAATTTGGGCTTTTTTTGGCTCTAATAAATAATTATATGAAAGAAATTAAAAATGAAAATATTATAGATATAAATATATTATTAGCTTTATCAAAATGTTTGGGAGAAATGTCACATAATTTACAATATGTACTCACTCAAATAGAAAAGAAAAGAGTTAAAGATGTAATTAGATCAAATAAGCTATTAGAAACTACATTAGATAAGAGATTTGAAGGTAGTCAAAAAGACGCAGTAGAAAGCATATATGATGTTATTATGGATTTAATACTTGATGCTAGAGAAGTAAGTTTACAAAATATTAAAGAGGAAAGAGCAAGTTATGATCTAGTAGACGGAGCATATGTACCAAAAGAATAAGATATGAAACATTGGGTAATGGATTATGAAACGTTGAAAAATTGCTTCACTGCAGTTTTTGAACACTATAAAGAAAATAAAGTTAAAACTTTTGTTGTACATGACTTAAGAAATGACTTTGATGAATTTATAGATTTTCTTGAACAGAATTTTAAAAACAAAGAGTGGCATATATCATATAATGGTTTAGCATTTGATGGTCAAATCACTCAGTATATAATAGATAATCATTACTTATGGAAGGATATATCAGCTTGTGAAATTGCAAATATAATTTATAAGTATGCACAGAGATGTATAGATTTATCAAATAGGAAAGAGTTTATGGATTATCCACAGTGGAAAATTAAAATAGGTCAAATAGACTTATTTAAAATGCATCACTGGGATAACCCTGCTAAACGTTCTAGTTTAAAATGGATACAGTATAGTATGGACTGGGATAATATCTTAGACATGCCTATACACCATGATACAGAGATTACAAGTCTTGAGCAAATTGATACTATAATAGGTTATAACGTTAATGATGTAAAATCTACTAAGGAAATATTTAACAGGTCAAAAGATTTAATTAAACTTAGAAAAGAGTTGACTGATACATATGACATTAATCTGTATAGTGCATCAGAGCCAAGAATAAGTAAAGAGTTGTTTTCATACTATATGTCTCAAAAACTTAATATAACAAAGCGTGATCTTAAACAAATGAGGACACACAGAAGTATAATAAGATTTAAAGATGTTATATTACCATACATATCGTTCTCATCACCAGAGTTTAAAAATCTTCTTGAAAGATTTGAAGCTGTTGAGTTAAATCCTGATAATTTAAAAGGTGCTTTTAAGTACTCAGTTAATTATAAAGGTGTAAAAACTGATTTTGGTGTAGGTGGTGTTCATGGTGCTAATAGCAACGGTGTATATGAATCTGACGATGACTATGTTATTATGTCTTCTGATGTTACCAGTTTCTATCCTAATCTTGTTATTAGGAATAAATGGGCACCGGGTCACTTTCCTGCTGATGAATTTTGTGATCAGTATGAGTGGTTCTTTGAAGAACGTAAAAAGATACCTAAGAGTAATCCTATGAATTATGTTTATAAGATTATCTTGAATAGTACCTTTGGACTAAGTAATGATAAGAATAGTTTCTTTTATGATCCTGAGCTTACTATGAGAATTACAATTAACGGTCAACTTAGTTTGATGATGTTATATGAAATGATCATGGAAAGAATACCAGAAGCGTTTGCAATTATGCATAATACTGATGGTTTAGAAACTAAGATACCTAGAAAATATGTAGATCTATATCTTTCAATATGTCAAGAATGGGAAGAGTTGACAAACCTACAGTTAGAACATGATGAATATCAAAAGCTGGCAATAGCTGGTTGTAATAACTATATTGGTTTGAATAATTTTTCTGAAGTTGACATGAAGAC